AGGGACTTGATGAAGTTGATGACCCCGTTCACCACTCCCTTGCCAGCAGCGATTGCCCACTTGGTTGCCCTGACCCCGAACTCGTAGACCTTGACGGCCGCGAGCAGGAGCAGGTTCCAGAGCAACCCCGGGAGTCGCTTGACGAAGTTGAGTGTCGCCTGGATGCTGCGCCACACCAGCCCGGGCAGGCGCGTGAACGCCGAGACCAGGGTGCGGACTACTGCAACCCCGATTCTCACCGCGGTCTGTACCAGGGTGATGTGGAATCGGATGAACAACCCGACGATGAAGCCGAGCGCGAAGGCGATCTTCGAGGGCAGGCCCTTGAGGAAGTCCAGGATGGCTGACCCTGCGTCGCTGAGTGCCGCCAGGATCTTGGGGCCAAAGGCCTTCCAGGCAAGGAGGATGAGACCGACTGGGTTTATCATGGTGAGCAGGACGGTCTTCCAGTTGCCCTTGATGAAGTCGATGACCTTCCGACCCGCGTCGACGATGGCGTTGAATGCTCCATTGAGAGCACTCCAGATCTTCTTGGCGACCCGAACCACGATGCCGATTCCGTCCTTGAGCGCGGACCAGATGGTCTGCACGACCCGGCGGAAGGTCTCGGACTTCTTGTACAGGACATAGAAGGCCACACCCAAGGCGATGAGCGCGACCACGATGAGCACGATGGGGTTGGTGAGCAGGGAAAGGTTGAACGCCTTCATGGCCGCTGTCGCCTTCTTGACTGCCTCGAATCCCATGAGCGTGGTCTTGAGGGTCTTCATCGTGGAGATGAACTTCACAGTCTGTACGACGGCAATCATGAAGGTACCGCCGAGCAGGAGCAGGATGCCGATACCCAGCGTTATCTTGGCGATCCACTCCTGTGTGGCAGGGGAGAGCTCTGAGAAGGCATTGACGACCCCCGTAGCCTTCTCAGCGATGCCCTTGAGCGCATCCAGGAACGGCGTACCGATCTGGATGAGCATGGTCTCGATGGAACCCTTGAGCTCCTCGAAGGCACCCGCCAGGTTGTCCATACGAGCCTTAGCGACATCCGCCGCCTTGACCTTGCCCATGGCCCGGGACATCTTGTCGAAGCCCTTGGCACCCTGGTCGGTGAGGACTGAGGCAGCGCGGATGGCGTCAGACCCGAACAGGATCTCCATCTTCGCCAGCTTCTGCTGCTTGGTCATCCCCTTGAAGGAGTTCTGCAGGACCTGTGAGATGTCAGCCAGGGACTTGGCCTTGCCGTTCTCGTCGAAGAAGGCATTGGCTCCGTCCTTGGTGACGATGCCCAGCTGCTTCGCGAGCTTGATTTGCTTGTCGGTCTGCGGGTTCAAGTTCATCAACATGGTCTTGAGCGAGGTACCCGCGTCAGAACCCTTGATGCCCGCGTTACCCATCTGAGCGATGGCGACCGAGAGGTCGTCGAAGGAGATCCCCGCCAGGTTGGCAACTGACCCCGCCATCTGCAGGGAGTAGCCGAACTCGCCGACGTCGATGGCCGAGGCATTTGCAGCCCCTGCGATAAGGTCGGCGACTCGTGGCAGGTCCTTGGCCTTGAGCCCGAAAGCGTTCATCGCATTGGAGGCAATGGTGGCAGCCTCGGGTAGTGCGACTTCACCCGCGGCGGCAAGGGCGACAGTAGCATCAGCCGCGCCGTTGAGGATGTCAGTGACAGAGACGCCTGCCTTGGCGAGCTCCTCCATGGCGCTGGCTGCCTCGCCAGCACTGAACTTGGTTTCGGCTCCCAGGTCGAGAGCCTTTTGGCGCATGAGATCGAGCTGCTTTTGACTGGCCCCGCTCACTGCCCCGATGGCGTCTATGCCCTTCTCAAAACTCGCGGCAGCGATGGTAGCACCAGCAAACCCAGCAACGATTCCTGCGCCGGCTGCAGCAGTGGTGGCACCGAGCAGGGTGAGCTTGGTCGATGACTTCTCGATAGAAGCCATGAACCCCTTCTGCGTGGCCTTCGCCTCAGTGAAAGACTGGACCAAGCCGGAAGAATCAACTTCGATCTTACCCCGAGCGGTACCGAGGTTGTAGTCGGCCATGAATCACCTCATTTCTCCAGGCCGAAGAAAGATGATGGGTCGTTGAACTGACCGCGAGAAGGTGTCTGTTCATCACCTAGCAAGCGCGTGAGGATGCGCTGTTGTTTGCGTTCGATTTGCGCGGAGTCTTTACCATCGACGCGTTCCAACCTGCTGGTGACCTCATTCCCGAAGTAGGCGATAGCCTCGTCGAGACAGTAGGCGTCGTAGGAGTCTTCTACTCCACACAACTCACTCGGTCGAATCGACCAAGTCTTCGCCGTCCGGTACGCTGCCCATAAGACGGGCTTGTTCCGCACGAAACGACTCGAGATCCGCGGTACCTCCGACCGCGTACTGGTAGATGAAAACCTTGTCGTCGAAGTTGACCTCGTCGACGTACAGGGCCTCCTCGTCACGGTCCTCGACGTTCTCGGGGACGGGCAGGACCTTCGGTTCGATGACGCAGTAGCACGTCACCTTGTCGACGAGATCGAGGACATCCTCCAGCTTCTTGGCGTCCTCAGCGATCTCGCTGAAGTCGAGGTCCTTGGCCTTCTCCCCTGCGGCGAGGGCCTTCTGGATGATGGGCATGAGTGAGTTGGGCACCATGCCCGACTTGATGAACACCTGGATGCCAGGGCGCCGCACCAGCGCGACGTTCCCACTGGGCACCTCGAGCGGATGGCCTTTGGCCTGGGTCTTGAAGTCCTTGGCGGAACTGACCTGAGCGCGGATGTCTTCCGCGACCTTCTTGGGGAGTGCTCTCTTGGGTTTGTCAGACATGGGGTCCTTGCCCTCCTAGTTGCCTGGGTTGGATCAGCTGATGGCTGTGGCGGTCTCGTTCTGGATGAACTCGTAGACCTTACTGTCGGTGCTCGCACCAACGGCCTTACCTGAGGCCTTGGTGATCCAGAACTCACCGTCGTTCATCGCGCCCTCGACCTCGCCGTCAACGCAGCACTTGTAGAGCACGACATGGAAGTCGCCGCCACTGTCGCTGATGGCCCGACCCTCGACCTTGAAGTAAGGCCGCGCGTCAGTCGCCAGCTTGGTGTACGTGCGCTTCTGGTTGGGCGTGGTACCCGTGTCGACGATGGCGCCGCCGACCAGGATCTTGTAGGCATCCAGTGAGATGCCACCCTCTTCGAGCTCCCACTCAACGGCAGGGCCCTTGCCACGAATGGCGATGACCTTGTCGTCTCCGCGGAGCTCCTCGAAGTCCTCCGATTCGGAGAAAGAGAAGATGCGGGCGGATGGCAGAGCAACCGAGGCAGCGTACGTGCCCTCAGCGGTCATCGCCGCGATCTTCACCTCCCTCAGGCCGAATGGGAGGGGCACAGTCGTCAGTGCCAACTGAACCTCCTAGGTCCGAGAAACGTTTGGTCTCGACCATCTCCCCGTTGGAGAGGTCGAAATAGTGGAGCACGACCACACCAGGCCGAGCGCCGCAGAAGCGGCTGTTGCACTTGACCTCGAGCAGATTGTGCTCATGGATCAGACCATGCAGTTTTGCCTGGCAACGAAGTTCCATGGTCGCACTCCTGTAGCGCGCTTGCCACCGGTCGTGAGGGGTGATACCCCCGCCAGTGCGTCCGGCCGCCTCTGAACGCTTCCTACGCGCTCATTCAGCGGGTTTGTCTTCCTTCTTGGCGGCCTTGCTGACCACCTCGAACTGGTCGGGCATCAGGTGGACGAGGAAATCCGCCGTCGCCTGGGGCAGGTCGAGGCAGAAGTGGTTCGCTTCCGACCACTCGACAGCGTCCTGCTCGACTCCCTGCGACTTGAAGTCCTCGGCCGAGATCAGCCGTCGGTCAGCGGTGCCGATGTAGAGCACCTTGACCTGAGCACTGGATGGAGCCATGTAACCTCCTTTCAATGCTCGGTGTGGATGAGTTCGTAGCGGGAGTACTTGACGATGGTCCCCCGAGCGTCGTCGGAGAGATCCTCGCTATCCTCCAGCCACCTGGTCTGGTAGATGTTGTTGTCGTTGCCTTGCTCCCGGAACGCGGTTCGAAGTGCTTTCAAAGCCGCGTCGATGAACAGGTAACTGCCGGGGTCGTCATGCACCCACACCATGATGCTGAGACGACAAGCAGTTGGGATCGTGGACATTCGATTCCCGAACCTTACAACCGCGAAGGGCCGGGCGGGGGTCGGGTCAGGCACCGCGCCACCCTGGTAAACAGGGCAGGTGAGTGCTGTGTCGACCTCTCTGAAGATCCACTGACGAGGGTCGGTGTCAGCCACCCAGCCTCCCGATGATTGAAGTTAGCCCGAGCATGACCTCCGTACCCATGGAGTCGATGGTGGGTAGGATGATGGCATACTTGCCTTCCCACCTCACCTCGAGCCAGATCCCGTAGGGCATCTGATGGTAGAGTACGATGGTGTACTCGTCGGGACTGGAGAAAGCGGAGGTCGATAGCGAGTTCCGCGCGTTCGATGTCTGGTCGGTCCAGGGTGCGTTCTTCTTCATGGCGACTTCGCACTTGTCCGACATGAACTCCATCCAAGCAGTGACGGCAGCGTGTAGTTTGACCTGGAAGATTGCCATCCCTGGTGTCAGGGTATCGCTCGTCCACTTGAATCGGTTACCAGCCATCAGACCGCTCCTTTGAGCCTCACATGAGCAAGCACTCGGTAAGACCGGTCGGCGTCGATTGCATCGACCTCATAGCGCAGGTTGTCGAGCGTGAACTCGTCGCCCACTTCTAGATCTGCGGTGTGGGCTCCGAGCAGAGTGCCGGTCTCGACAATGACTTCGTCATTCCCCGTCCCCTGAGATATGGGCAGGGGTCGGATGAACTGGAAGTCTTGAGGATCCAGCAGGTTGGAGGCCTCGATGTAGCCCCCTGCTCCATCAGACGATTTGGTGCCTCGGTCGAGGGTGATTGGCTGACCGCTGTCGAACAGTAGTGCACCAATGCTCTTCCGCATAGCGCGGAGACTCGAGCCCCTCATCGTTGGATGGATTTGATCCGCACCTTCCGAGCATCGGGCGCGCCGGTCGTCAACGACCCGTAGTGCTCAAGCTCGGCCAGTGCTTGCTTGTGGAGAGCGCTGAGGTTGCGACTGCTTCCACCCTCGGATACATCGACCAGGTGGGAGTACTCGGCCGCCTTGATGCGCCAACCCTCAGCAGCGGCAGCGAAGACCGATTCAGACCCCGCTAGGAGGTCGGTGACCTGCGCGTCGGTGAAGAAGGTATCAGCAGCGGTGCCGCCCTCAGGGATACTCTCCCCAAGGTAAAGCCGCAGGCGTTCCGAGTCGGTCATCGCTTAGTCCTCCTCGTCCGCCTTGTCCGCCTCGACGAGGCGGGAGATGAGCTCGGCACGAGTGCCTTCGATCTCAAGGTCCCTGCTCTCGCAGGCCTTGACCAGGCGATCTTTGCGCCACTCATCGTACTTGCTGGTCGAGTCGTCGTCGCCTTCGCCGTCGTCAGCGTCCTGGGAGTCGTTCTCAGGCGGTTTGACGGGCGGCGAGGGTGCTGACTCGGGTGACCAGTCATCGGGGATCCTACAGCGTTCCTTGAGGTACTGGATGTCCTCGTCGCTCCAGGTCTCCGGTGCGGTCATGTCGATCTCTCGCGACATACTCACCTCTTCTTCTTCAGGTCAAGCCCTCCCCCACTCAGCGAGCAGGGGAGGGCTATCAACCTTGGTTGGATCAGACGTAGGCCGCCGGGATGTCGTAGTTACCGGCCGCCTTGACCTGCATGACCACACCGGCACCCCGATGCCGGACAGCCGCGCCGAGACCGTGACGGTAGAATGCGTCCGTCAGCGGGTAGTCGTTGTCGCGACCCTTGACCAGCTGCAGACCGCGGAGACTCGTCTGCTCGTGCTCGCGGATGCCGACGAGGTTGCCCAGGTTCTTCTCGCCGCCGGTGACGAAGGCGAGCATGTAGTGGGCAGGGATCCAGTCCTCTTCCACCACGTGGAAGGGGCCGTAGGTGCCGATCTCACCCGGCACTTCTCCGCCAGGCTGCCCGACGATGCCCATGCCCTGAGGCATGATGACTCCGCCGCCGTAACCAGCCTTCGGGATGAAGTCGTACCGAGTGCCCGGGGTCGTGATCCGGAAGGTGCGGATCGTGGCACCCTCCACGCGGTTGACCATCAGCACCAGCTTGTACCCGCGGTTGATGGTGTAACCGTGGTGGTAGAGGTGATCCTCCATGTCCTGGAGGTCGCCCGCGTCGACGGTCGCCGCACCGCTGACCAGGTAGTGGGTGTGGTTGCCGAGGTGGGTGGTGTTCTTCCACTGCGGCGGCACGGTGCCGTCGGCGTTGTACAGGCGATAGCAGTTGACGGCAACGTCGTGGATGTTGGCCACCACGTTGACGTTGTTGAAGATCGCCTTGAGGACCTGCAGCATCTGCAGGCGGCTGTCGGCCGCGAGGGCCTCGTTGTTGAGCGACTCGACCTGAGCAGCCTGGGCCTCGGCGAGGAACTTCCAGGTGTAGCGGATCGCTAGGTCGTACCACTTGAACGGGAAGCCCATGATGAAGGGCGTGCCGTTACGGATGCCGACCGGCTCTCCGTACTCGCTCGCCTCTTCGAAGTCCCCGCCGGTCGGGTACAGGATGCGCTCGGTCGGCTTCTCCACCTTGTAGGTGAGGAAGTTGACCAGGGCGTCCCCGTCCCGGTTGAAGATGTTGAGCGTCTGCTGGAACTCGCTCCACATCCGGTTGAGGTCGGCGCCGTCCGCGGTCTGCGTCAGGACCGAGCCCTCGGTGTTGAAGCCGCGCGTATCGTAGCCGCGGATGACCTCAAGCTGCCGGAGCAGGGAGGCCGAATGGATCTTCGTCAAGTCTCTCCCTCCTTAGGTCAGGTCGAGGTAGGTGATGAGCAGCTGGTTGTTGGTCTCGTCCGTGCCTGCCGCCTTGACGAGCTTGGCGGCACCAACAGCGTACTCAGAGGTGCGGTCGACTGCCGTGGCGATGGCAGCCTTGGTGGTGAGAGCGATGACCGAAACGAGCTCATCGCCCACTGCCATCTCGGCGACGTCGACGTCGGTGGCAGCGGCGGTACCGTCGGCGAGCAGGGTCTTGAGGAACCCGCCTGCCAACTTGGCCTTGGTGACCGCGCCGGCCTGGATCGAAGCGGTGTCGACCGAGAGGGCCGCCAGCGCCGTGAGGTTCTGGACGTTCACGATGAGGCGTGTCGCCTCGACGGTCGAGCCCAGCTGGACATCGGTCGCGGCCAGAGCCTCGAGCGCACCGGTGACGGGATCGGCCCAGTAGGTGGTGCCGGCGTCGAGGCCAACGGCCTCGACCAGCTCACCCTGGATCATCACGTCGACGGTCTCACCCGCGACTCGGTTCACGGGGTCGCAGAGGACGCCAATGACGCCCGTCTGGCCCGCACCCTCGACCACGAGACCGTTCGCGTCCAGTCCCACACCGATGGGTGTGACCGAGCCCGGACGGTCCGCGGCGAGCTTAGCGCGGAAGCCGTTCTTCCACTTGTCGATTCGTGCCACTGTGTTGAACCTCCTAGGTTCAGGTTAGCGGCGGAGGGAGGGGTACTTCTCTCGGAGGGCTTCCTCCGTCGTTTTCCCATCCGCCTTCTTCTTGCCTCCGAACTTGGACCCTGAGGGAGGAAGCGCCTCGCCTTCGGCAAAGATCAGGTGGGGCTTGGCCTCGACGAGAGTCTTCACAGCCTTCTCGACCGAGTCCTTGTCCACCTCCCGGGTCTCCTCGTCGATCTCGATGTCGTCCCGGTTGACCAGGCGCAGTACGTCGTCCGTGTCGCGGAACTTGTACTTGCCTGCCAGGTGCATCAGTTGAGAGTCGATCCGGGTGGTGATGATCTCCTGCTTCAGTACGTCGTTTTCGCTCTTCAGAGCCTGTTCGGCCTCGCGCACCTTGTCGAGCTCGCTCTTGTCGCGGTCGTCAATCCCCTTCTTGAAGTCCCGGAGTCCCTTGAGTTCCTTCATCAGGGTCTTGTTCTCGCGACGAATCTTGCGCATCGTCTCGGTGGCGGTATCCGGCTTGTCACCGCCGGCGTCGGTGCCGTCGTCCCCGTCGTCGCCCGAGTCGCTCGAGCCATCATCCGAGCCGTCGTCCGCGTCGTCCGAGTCATCCTCGTCGCCGTCGAAGCCCATGATGAACTGCAGGTCTTCCGGGATATCGTAACGCTTGCGCATCTCGCGCTCCTTTCGGGGGCATCACGCCCCACGACAGGGCCCAGCCTAGGATCGCCCTAGGCCGAGCAGGGAAGTAGGTCAGGCCGCGTCGCGCGGCACGAAGAACAGGCCCCCGTCACCCTTGACTGGGTGGTCGTGAATCACCTCGTTGAAGATGATTTCCCGGGGGATCTTCTTGAAGGCTTCGCAGTAGTGGAATCGCTCGAGGGTGTCAGGGTCCTGACTACCTCCGCGATACCGCCTGCAGGCGAAGCACTGGGGTTGGATGCTGGTCATGGCTTACCCAACCAGAGTCGGATTTCTGCCCTGAGCTTGTTGGGCATGGGCTTGGCGGCAGGGAGCTTGAGGAACTCCTTGACATCCGCCTTCTGCAGTTCGACCGGGTAGTCGTTGATGCCGTAGGCGATGAGGAAATCCTCCAGTGTGGTCACTAAGTGACCCCCGTAGTAAAAGTCCCATCGCAGGGTCGAGAGCCAGTCGGCATTCTCCAGGTCGTCATCTATCGTGGTCACCTCATACACACCTCCTGGCAATCACAATACCACCTCCCGTGCTGGGAGCAATGGTCTTCATTCCCCTCAGTGGAACATCATTACATTGCCCTCAGTATCCAGGATGACCCACTCTTGTTCATTGAGGCATCCAAAGCCCGTGCGGGCTGTACCGAGGACCCTGCTCCGAGGGACTGTAACCTTGGTCAGGTGCTTCCCGAATCGACGAGCAACCGACTTGCTCAGGGAGAATGAGGAGCAGGGCTGCAGCGGCAGTCGATCCTTGATTGTACCAGTGGGTGTAATGTCGTTCCACTCAGGCCCGTGAAGGTTCATCCCGCGCCAGAGCTCGACGTATTCCACACCGGCCTCTTCAAGCTCCCTCTGGGTGTGGTCGTACATACCCCGGACGAAGCGTCGGATTTCGGCCTCGTGAAGGTCCCAAAGGGCATCCAGGGCGGCCTTCGCCTCGTCGCTTACCGTACTCAGGCGCTCGACCGTGCTGAGGTCAAACTCCTTGGCCACTGCCCGCTGCACAAGCAGGGAAAGCGGATGGTTGTTGCTCGAGGTCGCGGCCCAGGTCGCAACGCAGTCACGCGAGAGCTGCATCCCGATGGCCTCGTTGATTTCATCTATCCGATCCATGGGGACCAGCTTGATGTTGTAGTGGCGTCGGGAGTACTCCTCGAGCGCGTCATCCAGGGTCCGCCCGTGGAGCAGGTCGCCCAGCATCTCTCGCAGGTCCTTGGGGCCCTTGTGCACCATCTCCCCGCTGACGCTGTTGATGACCATACAGTAGTCGTTGTTGCCCATCACCTCTGAGAACTTGACTCCATCATCCACCCCGTGTGAGACGTTGTGGTAGATCCCCTTCGCCTTCTTGAGCTCGCCGATGATGTCCTCGTAGAACTTGACTACATCGGCCGCAGGCATCTTCCCATAAACCTCGTCATGCAGGGCCTTCTGGATCGACTTCTTGGCGTCGACCGCAGTGGGGTTGCCCTCCTTGAACCATCGCTTGGCCTTGGTCTGATTCCCGCGCGGAGGTGCCTTGATTGAGAAGGTGTCGGGGGTCAGGTCAGCGTTCTTCCGAGCCCAGGCCTTGAACAACTCCTGCTGGTCATCCATCCACTTCTTGTACACGTCAACCTGACGCCTACGCAAGTAACTGTCGTCGACGTCAATCCCGCGGTTCCTCAGGTACTTCAGAGCATAGTAACTGTCGAAGTTCCCAGGTGCTTCGGTCTTGTAGTACTCATCTAGGAGCTTCTTGATGTCGTCGTCTACACCCTTGATGAGGTCGACTTTAGTTGGGTCGATCTCAGGCTTTTCCGCGGGGGCTTTACCCTTGCCCCTTGCCGCCCGAGCGGCCTTGCGTTTCTCGGCCTTGATCTCCTTGAGACGACGCACCCAGGCAGTTCGAATCATCTTGATCTCATCTGCACCCAGGTCATCGAACCCCTTTCCGCCAAACCACTTGGCGACGAAGGATTCGAACTTCTGGTTGGCGGCGATGCAGTCGTCGATGTCGTGGGCTACTTCAACCCAGTACTTGTCGAGCAACTGCACCTGAGGATTGTCGACGTCTAGGTTCTCCCAAGGATGGAGCTTGATGAACTCCTTCTGCGTCTGCCCCTGGTACTTCCCCTGAGTGTAGTGGGAGTAGTTGTGAGAGATCTTCCACTTGTAGCTCCACTTGTAGCCACCATCCGGCAGGAGTACCGGATCTTTAGGCATGGCACCTGAGGGGAGCTTGACCTCGAGTGCGTCGACTTCCTCGAACACGTCGTCGATCTTCTTGCCCTTGTCAACCTTCTTCGGTACCTCAGGCACCTCGACCGGCTTGGGTGGCTCTGGCTTGGGCTCGGGCGGGGTGAGGTCGATCTTCACCGTTGGCTCGGGCACATCCAGGTCGAGTTTGATCTTCGACAGGTCGTCGATTTCCACACCCAAGTACCGGTACATGGCGCGCTTCTGCTTGAGCCCCATGCCCGAGTACTGACCAGCCTTGGTCCAGACCCACTCGATGGGGTCCATGAAGTCCTCGCCCATGACGAGGTCGCCGCCCTTCTGGTAAACATCCCAGAACTGGTCGACTGCGTGGAATCCCTGCTTGTTACCGCGGATCAGCCAAGCCTTGGCCTCATCCTTGGTCATGGTCAACCAGTACTCGTCAGGCAGTTCCCCGACGACCTTCTCGTAGTGCTCGGGGAACTTTCTCATCATCCACTTCTTGATGACTTCCTGAGCGCTGGGCCCGTCAGGGAACTTGGACTGCCCAGTCTTGTTGATGAGCGAGGCAAGCGACTTCGGCCCAGAGGGCTTGTTGGTCAGGATCGCCTGGTCCATGGCAACGACCTGATCCTTTGTGAACCAATGCGCCTCGAGCGTGTCGATATCGTCAAACCCTATCGTTTTCTGAACGCTCGTAGAAGCGTTGATAACGGCGTCGGGTATATCACCCTTGACGATAGGCGCGTACTCGCTCAGAACGCCTTCAGACAGCTCGTTCGTGTGCTTGATGACATCCGGGTGATTCTTATAGGTGGGGTGCTCGTCCATGACCCACCTGTAGATGTTATCAAGGTTGAACGCGTCGGGGTTAGGGGCATCAGCCTTCTGGCTGATGATGTAGTCAAGCAGGTCCTGTAGGTCATGCTTGTTCTCGTTGTTCCAGGCCCAACCCAGGTTGCCCTTCTGTTGGGGCGTGAGTTGCTGGTTCTTCTTGAGTTTGACCTTGTGCCCGATAACCTTGACCGGGGTGACTGGCTTGACCGAGGACTCCCACAACTCGGGGTGGTGCCACTTGAACCACTCATTCATGTCCTCGACCGAGTACTTCTTCTCCCAGCCGAGATACTTGAGCAGGTCCTCGGGTTGCTTCATGCCCTTAGTCTCGATGAGCCAGTCAAGGTGGTCAGAGTCAGCGTCGATAACCTTGCCCATAAACTGAGGCTTCAGTTTCGGCGCTTCTTCAATGACTTCCTCAACAACCTGCTTGCTGAGCTTGTCAAAGACGTCGGGGTGGCGATACTTGAGCCAGTCCTTCATGACCGATTCAAGCTCAGGGCGACCAATGGCATCCGCTAGTTGCTTGGTGTCGTGGATACCCGCCTTGACCTTGATGTTCAGGAGGTTGATGTCCTCCTTCGTGATCTTGTTGGCTGCCTCGAGCTTCCTCGCCTTGGCACGGCGGATCTTTGCCAGCTTCTTCTCATCCTCGTCGACTAGGTACTTCCACCCATTCTTGCCGAGGAACTTCTTCTCGCCAGGGAAGGGCTTGTAAGGACCCAAGTCGGGGTCCTTCTCAAACAGCCGATGGCGTAGTTTGATTGCTTCCTCAGGGGTAAGGTCGACGTGATAGAACTCGCGGACGTTGTGGATTGCCCCGTCAAGGGTGTCGTACTTCTTACTTTCGCAGAAGGTCATCTCAGCGATCTCATCGAGCAAGTCAGGATCGTCGACATCGCTCAGTTTACGCAGCTTCTGAGCATCCTCGATGACCTCCGAGGCCTTAGTAGCAGCGCGGCGCTTGGGCACCACACCACCGAGGTGGCGATAGAATCCCATGACTACCTCGTCGAGCCCCTGCTCACCACTCTCACAGAGAGCAGCGAATACCTCAGCCATGAACTCCTCAGGGGAGTACGAGGCGTATTCCGAGGGGAAGAACCCATACAGGTCCTTCTTCTGCCCAGGCGCCCACTTCTGGTACTCGTGTGCCCGCTCCAGTCCGATCTTCTTGACGTTGAGCCAGTGACCAAGCTCATGCCTGACGGTGTGGAAGGGGCTACTGGTCGAGGTCCAACTCCCAAGGTCTCCCGCCAGGGAGTCCCAGGCAGTCGACCGCAGGTCGATAGCCAGAGTGTTGTTGGTTGAGTTGAACGCGGCTCGAACCTGCTTGGCTTTAGGTAGACCCGGGATACCGTTGGAATAGAACTGAACCTTGGGCCGGTCAGTCAGGTCAAGGCCCGGGAAGTCGAAGTTATCGAAGAAGTCATCTAGCGACTCATCAACCAGCCGGACCGCGTTCTCGATGCGCTTAGTAGGAATGTCTGAGAAGTCACCAATCAGGTCAGTGTCCCAACCCTTGTCTTTGAGAACCTTTGTGAACTCATTACTCTTGGCAACCTGCTCGCTTACGTACTTCATAAGCCAGTCAGATTCCTGCTTGCTGAGCCCCGTACCTCCAGTGTCGGCTACCTTCTTGAGGAGGTCAGCATAGGAGGGCTTGACCTCGTCAACTAGAACTAGTTGCTCTCGAGTAAAGGCCAAGATGTAATCAGGGCCATCTGTCTGATGGGCAATCAAGCCATCATAGCCCCTTTTTAGAAGGGCCTCTCGGGGTTCAAGATCTCCCCCATAGGCCTTCATCCACTTGTTTAGGCCGGGGAATCCATCTACTTCTAAGGGGTTCATAAGTCGAGTAGCAACGGGGACTCGAACTGAAGAGAACCCTAGGCCAAGACCTTCTCCACTTCTCTCTGGAGTGAGATAGATCCCTTTCCCATAGATTCCATCAGAAACCCGAAAGCCTTCCTTCCCAATACTCTCTACCACATCTGCTTTAGTGGTGAAGTGGTAAAGAGTTTGATCTCCATAGTAAGACCCCTTACTCCAAATCTCTATCTCAGGGGGAGTCATCCGGGGTTTCCATTGGGGAAGACTATCAGGGATTTCGGGGGCCTTGGTTGGGGCTTCAACTACCGGCTTCTTCTTGACCACATCACCTGCATCCAACTTCTTGGCAATACGCTTGATGCGGGCAGGGTTCTCGACATCGACTAGTCCTTGCTCCTTAGCGACCTTAGCAATGGCCTTCCAGGAGGCACCTTCACCCTTCATCTTCCTGACGAGGTCGTCAAGCTGGGGTGTGGATGCCATAGCAGCCCACTTGCCCAGGTCGTCCACACCAAACTCGTGGTGGAGCCCTTGCTCCTTGAGCCAGCCGTTGTACTTCCCCTCGAACAGGTTGTCGATGAACTTCTCGTTCGAGGGCAGGGCGGCAGTGATGTAGCAAAGGCACTGCGGATGAGGTTTCGAGGGCACCTCCGCCTTGTCCCAAGGCGACTTCTCAGCGTACTCGTCACAGATGTCATGGCGGGGGTGAGAGCCGCTGAGGTTCCAGTCGATTCCCTCAACCCAAGGCCGCTTCTTCATCTTCTCTTTGACCGTGTCGTGATACGCGTTGTTTATCTCGGTCCTAGCAAGCCGCATGGCGGCGTATGAGACCCCGCCAGGGGTATCAGGCGAGATGAACCCGCGCACCTCCGCAGCGATCTCCTTGGCGCTCCTGCCCATGGCCAGCGATTCATCGATGATACGACCCACCCGGTTCACCGTGGCGACGTCGTTCATGTAGACTCGCTCGCTGAGCTGGAACCCGAAGCTGTGTCGGGTCACGATGGTCTGGGCCGCCTTGATTGCATCGCGGTCCATACCCTCGGCATACCCCAGGATAGCGGCGACCGGCATACCGGTCAGCGCATCCAGGTCGTAGGAGTGATCCATGGCCAGTCTGGCGGCCTCGAACATCCCTTGCCGAGTTGCATCCCCAACCGTGTTCCAAAGTTTGCTAGACAGCGTCCTAAGTTGCTGCTGAGCGATGGTCAACTGAGCGCGCCTCGTGGCCGCCCCGATGCCAGGCTTGTCAAGCATGGATAGGACGATCTTCTCGGCATCGACCCCTGCGGACCTAAGGACCTGGGCAAGCTGGCGGTTAGAGATTCCCTCCGTTATCCGCAGCGCCTGTATCGTCGCTGCCTTCCCCAGTTCCTGTGGCTCCATTGGCTATCTCCTGGGCGAGGAATGAAGTACCTTACCGTAGGGTTGCTTCTCCGATACTATGAGGTCAAACCTACATCAGGAGATCTCATGGGTAGCAGGGCTGATTATCTTCGGGAATATCGAGCTACTAAACGAGAGAAGTATCGAGCTCGGAACAAGCAATATCACAAGGACCATGCGGAAGAGATTCATGGTCGTCATGCCCGAAATCGTGAGACTAATCGGGAAACCCTAGCCACTAAGAGAAAAGCCAAGGTTCGTCGATTCAAAGCCACCCTTGAAATCTGGAAGAAGGCCCAAGGGTGTACTGACTGTGGTACTCGTGAAGGGAAACTGGAGTACCATCACCTTGACCCTAAGACCAAAACTCGTTCTATCTCTAGCATGGCAACCTGCTCCTTGGAGGCCCTGCTAGACGAGATTGCCCTCTGTACGGTCTTGTGCGCTACTTGTCACCGCATCCGGGACATCAGATGAGGTGCCACTGGCAATTTCTTGGGCGATTCGATTGCCCGCGAGGTCCTGAGCATCCGTCATCTTCGCGGTGTCAGCGACGATCTGGTCGACCATGTCCTCAGGGAAGTTGTACCCGAGTTTCTCCAGCTCGGCCAAGAAGAAGGCGATGGAGATGGCCTTGAGCTCGAGCATCTTGCAGAGCTCCTCGAACTTCGCCTTACGGTCGAAGGGCAGCTTGTCGCCCAGCGCCGGTTCGATCTTGACGGTGGTGAAGTCCTGCCCCTCGTAGGCCCTGTGCCACCGGGTCCAGTCGAAGAAGAGGTTGTCGAGCACGTCCAGCCCGTTCTGGTCCCTCTCCTCGACCTTGGCGAGCATGGGCGAGAACTTGATAGCCAGGGCCACACCGGATTCAGCGGTCGACACGTCGATGGCGTTGGGCCGGAAGGTGCCTGCAGCCTCGAAGAGCTTGTTCTCGAGGTACTCCAGGTGGTCTTGCATCGGGGTGATTGAGCCCACCCCATTGACCCTCTCGAACTTAGCGCCCGGGGTCAGCTCGAGTACCTTCGCAGCACCGAGGATCCAGTCCGCTTCCTTGTTGTCCTCGTCGACCGGCGACCCCGAATCCGTCGCATATACTCCCAGCCCGTCGAGGGCCAAGGCGAGTTCCTCATCCGAGATGCTCTGGTTGACTGCTGAGAAGATTCGCTCAAACCCACGAAGCTCACTGCTCCCGAATGGTTGACCTTGCCAGCCGATGTTCTGGAAGTGGTAAACGGGGATGGTATCGATTGGCGCAGGCAGGTTGGCCAGCGGCAGCAACACTCGAACCGGTGTCGCGTCCCCCTTGAACCACTTGTCCAACTCGTAGACCGCCTCCTCCCTGGTCACCACACGAGGCGCGCCAGGGGAGCTCTGCTCGAGGTAGCGATACGTCAGCTTCTTGACGTAGGTCTTACCGTCGGCAGGATCCACGAACTGGTCGACGAGGTGAGCTCCAACGACCTTGTCGAGGTCATCGTCGTCGGGGATCGGGAAGTACATCGCCGGGTCGACTGACACCAACGAAAGTCGCCGACCTGCGGGAGCTGCAGGATCGGCGGTCAGGTGGAGTACCCAGTCACCCCGGGTGACCCCCGAGTGCTTGGCGATCTGGACCTTCGAGTAGAACCTCTCGCGCCTCATGAAGTCCTCTAGCGCGAGCTTGGCCTCCGGGTTGGCCTCAGGGTTGGCGAGGCCGATGGTGAGACCCTTCAGCAGGTAGTGGGCCGTGGTGTCGACGATGGTGCGCGGGTTGGGGATGTAGATGGGCTTGTTCTCATCTCCTCGAGCGACCAGCTTGAAGGTGTCGGGCACTCCCCAGTAGATCTGCTCATAGAGCTGGTATGAAGCGATCCGCTCCTGCTCATCCTTGGGCACCCAGGAGGGCAGCGTGGCGGAGAGCTCAGTCTTTGACCCTATCAGCGGGAGTACCGTCGAATAAGGGGTCATGGTTCCTGCGGGCATCTACCCTCCTAGGCTCTGATCCTTGCCTTCTTTATCCGTGCGTGCTGACGACCCTCAGGAGCGCCGTAATAACCTTTCATAAATCTCCCGAGTGCCTCCGGCCCATGGTTGTTCTTGTCGAGCGGGTTTTCCGAGTCGTTCTTGACCTCTGAGCGATGCTCAGGCCACCTGTACCCTTCTCGCATCTCCCATGCCAGCTGGGTGCAGCGGCGGTCGATTCGCATCCAGGGTGTCTGCTTCTCTATGGGTGCCTCAGGCGGGTAGGTCTTGAGCTTGGAGCGGATGATCTCTAGCCGCGTCTTGATGGGCCCTCCGGTGTTGGATGAGAAGGGCTTTTTGAGTATCCTCGCCAGGGTGTTGGTATCATCCGGCTCGGCAGGGTCGGGAAAGAACCTCACCAGGTGTGGCATCCAGGGGTGGTCCTTGAGTTCCTGCGCGATCTCGCTGGTGTCCTTGCCGGTGATGTAGTGCTCACCGAGGACCGTGATGTTGTCGAAGACATCGACCTGAATCCAGAGCCACACAAAGGGGTTGGTGAAGCCGTAGTCGACCGCGGCATAGAGGGGATACCGGGCATCGAAGTCAAGGTCGGCGAGATGGATCTCGTCATCCCATTCCTTCATGACCCTGCCCACCCGCTCGACGAACTCCGCACCGTACTGCCTGCGGAACTCCTCGTCGGTCAGGTCGGCTCTTGCCTCTTCGATCTCCGGGTCGAACTCCCCACCAGGGAACATCACCGTGTTGGTCCAGCTCGGCATCCGCCAGGACTTCCAGGTGGGGTAGCGCTCACTCAGGCCGCGCTGCCAAAGCGCGTAGAGCAGGGAGGTGGGTGACGGCCCCTCAGGAACCCCGGAGTGAAGCGACCACCCCTTCTTGTCCGACAGGGCAGGTCGGATGTACTCGGTCCAGGTCTTCCTCTTCTGCCGCCCCGCCTCCACCATGAGTACGAAGTCTAGACCTTCACCGGTCAGGGTCTCGGGGTGAGCGGCGGAGCGGCATTGGAGGTCCCAACCCCACTGGGTTTTGATGTGCATGTTCCCAGAGTCGGGGTTATTCAGGAACTTGGTCGAGACCATGTCCACACCGAGCCGCTTGAGCGAGTCGTAGATGACTCGGAACTCCTTCTCGCAGTCGGAGTAGTTAGGCCCGACGATCCAGCCGGTTTGGGCCTGCCCATAGCGGTTAGTCACGAAGCAGGTTGGCTCCGCTTCCTTGCCACCCATGAGCGACTTGCCCCACCGTCGTCCGTTGCAGAGGACGCGGTGTCGACTCGGATCGTAGTGGATTGCTGCTTGACCCTCGTGGGGCTCATACTCGGTTTGGGCGAAGTAATCCGCCTTGCTGAGTACCTTCATTCATCCCCCTCAGAGGGCGTAGGACGTGTTCTGAGGCGCTTGGGCTACCTAACGCGGATAGCACCCTTGGCGTGGTAGGTTTCGGGCCCCTGCGTCTTCTCGTCGCGGTGCACCCTCTCGAGGGTCATCGTGCCGTAGGGCTTCATCACGTGAAGGTCGGCAAGCACCTCGCCGATCTCATTCGCCCCATACTCCTTGAACACGATGGCAGGGAAGGGCTTGCGATGGTGGTCCAGGTAGATGACGATGTCGCCTGTGCCGAGCATGGTCAGCGCTTGATCTCAGCGCACTGACGCTGGGCCCACTTGGGAAGCTGGGCATAGACGTCCTTGGGCGGCTGCATCGTCGACTTCGGGTGCAGGATGTACCAGAAGAGCTTGGCGGCGGGGTAGTTCGCACCCACGTCGACCTTACCGCGCAGGTTGACCGCCTCGTGGTCGGTGATGTTGCGAAGCGAGAGGTTCGGGCACTTCCGGTCAAGCCAGAGAATCAACTGGGCCACCCGCTTGATCTGCAGGTTCGGGTAGTTGTCGCTCAGCTTGCCGGTGTTGCACTGCTCGATCCCGATGGTGTGGGTGTTGACGTACCGCTCCGAGGGGCTGATCCGACCATCGTGGTTGAAGTCGTATCGGGCGGTGCCGGCATGCCATGCCGCGCGCTCGAGTGAGACGCCCTGGATGGTGTAGCCATTGTCGCCCACGATGAGATGGGCTGAGGCCTCGGTCGACGGTCGCGCCAGGTACTGGGCCACACCGATGGCCGAGTCGCCAGGGGATGCCGTGTGGTGCAGGATGACGCCGTAGACGTCGCGAATCCCGTTCGGCCGGTTGCTCCAGTTGGGCGACCAGATCTTCTTGTTGATGAGGGTCATTCCTTCTCTCCTCGCATGGCCCCGGGATAGGGCTCAGCTTCGGGATCCTCAGTGCCGGTCCGATAGACCAGGCGGAGCTTCTCCGCGGGGGTCAGCGACCTCTTGTCCTTGGTCGGCACTGTACTCGGGTTGACTTTCTCAGGCTCGAACTCGCTCATCTCAGAACCTCACTGCCATGACGATGGACAGGATGATGACAGCCCATCCAACGATCCCCATGAGTATGCCGTTGAGGCATCCCCGAGCAGGGGCCAGTGGATCGCCCTCCACCCTCTCCTGCTCCTCTCGTGGAGTGGTCATGGGATCTGGTAGGCGGCCACCGTCACCGAGGTCACCTCTGAGTAGTCGACATAGACGGTGCCATCCGCCTGGTTGTAGTTGCCGTTGAACGGACCGATGATCTTCTCGGACGCGTTGGCAACCGCGACCACCCGCTCCTCGACCGCCAGGCCGTCGACCTGGATGGGTGTCTGGATGGTCACGTTGATGGGGCTGGCGCTGCCGTTCTTCACGTGGAGGACGGTCTTACCATCGCCGGGGATGGAGGCCCCACCCACTGCGTTGGCGGCTGCGAACGAGGGCACGAACCCCGTCGGCGCCATGGTCTGCGGTACTATCGCGGTTCTCGCCATTAGAACTCCTTCCACTCTCCTGTTGGGATGGCTACAACGCCATACCGCAACCCTTCGACCCGGCACTCGAGGTCGCCCTTCGATGGCCCTACCAAGCCAGAGGGGTGAGTGTGCCAGATGATGAACTCTTCTCCGACCCCAAGGTCAGTGTCAAGCTTCTCGCGGACCTCGTCGGCATCCACGATATAGGACCGTGTTGGGTCCGAGGAGATGTTCTGCAGTTCGATGACCTTGCCGCGCTCGGTCACCACACCGCAGGCCTCGTTCGGGTAGCGCTCATGCCCGATCTGGCACATCACCTCGAGCAGTTCCGGGGTTAGTTGCATGGATCTTGTCCTCTGCTGCCTGCAGTTGTTCCAGCGTGAGAACGCCTGCGTCGATAAGGGCCAAGCGCAGTACCGGGTCGAACGGCAGGGAGGAGACCCTCACCTCCATCGCAGGGGGCTTCCTTACCAGCCCCTGCCCTGGCCCCGCGAACATGTGGATCGCCTGGTTGTCGACGTGCCACTGGCGGTCATTCCCACACAGGCTGCAAAGGTCGTCAGAACTCATCCTCGACCTCCCCCAGGTTGGCTGTGAACTCGAGCAGAATGAGGTCGATATCCTCCCCTGCCTGAGCCCTTCTCATCATCTCCTGCAAGGTCGAGGTCGGTATATCCCACCAGACCTCATCCTCGTCAGTCGTCGTCGTCATCCCCTCCAGCAGGGAGCTGCTCGCATCCCTGACTGGCGGACCCGTCTGGGTTGACCATTGCAACTCCCAGGAGAGCCTGAAGCCGGATGCTGATGTCCCCTTCGATCTCCTGCTTGGGCTTGCCGAGCAGTCGGTCGATGAGGTACTTGCTGATGTCGACCTTGACTGATGCGGGCACGACGGGCTTGCCGTTGTCATCCGTCGAGTCATCGTCAAGTATCTCTCGCAGGCGGTCCAGGCTAGGCTCAACAAGCGATCCAAGGCGCCCGACCACAAGCTCTCGATGCCTCTTCCTGGCCGCGTCGCAGATCTCCGGCGTAATCCACTGAGGAGGGCGGCCCCTGAAGTCGCCCTTCTTGTTCCTGGGGCGGCCCATGGCCAGTTCTTCCTCATCCCACTCCTCCATGGGTTTGTGCAGCTCAGCGATCTCAGCCTTGAGCTTTTTCTCGAGGCGTTTGGCTCGCTTCCTGACCTGTTGCGGTGACTGGGATAGGTCATCTCGTTTTTTCATGGCCACCTAACCACCCTGAACACTGTCTCATTTACCCGGCCACCGGACCAAATAAATAACTTCCATAGTCACAGCAAAGAAGCCCCGTTTGGGGCTCCTTGCTCATACTATTCCAGTATAAGTCTCCGCTCATGCCCAGTCAAGGACTACGTCCGGGTTTGTTCAGCGCGTTCACGATTTCGTTCCCCCGTCCGGATGATGATACTTGATTCAGTCGAAGTAGTAGTTCCCCTCACCCATCGCTTCTTCCACCCCTGCTTATCCCCGTCCTTGTACTCGGTGTGAATGACCACACCAGGGGCAGTATCGCCATCCTTTGCTCCAGAACCGTCCGCAACCATCGCATCTCACCTCCACTACTTCTGAGACCCTCCCGTCCTCTATCAGCTCCCGCTTGGCCTTCATCTCCCGACCTATCGACACCAGCTTCTTGTCGATCCTCTTCTTGAACTCGAAGGCCCTCCAGTCCTTGATGAGCCAATGCTTCTTGTACTTCTTTACCCCTCCGTAGACCCGAGTATCCTTGTACTTACCCGGTACCCCGACCTCATCGGGGTTCCTTCCCCTAACCGTCACATCCCCTGCCAAAGCCGTCCAGAACAACTGCACGTACTCCTCGATGAACTCATCCGGCAGGAGATAAAGCACTTCCTGCGAGACCTGATTCATCCCCATCCCGCCGCTTGCCAATACATCCGCAAGTCGGTCTCTCAGATCCTTCCCCTCTTCCTCAGCCCCCAAGGTATTCCTCCTCAAACCACCCTTTGTTCATCAGGTCATCGGCAAGGCACTCAATCAAAGCTCTGACCAAGATCTCTTCTCGTCCCCGAGCGATAGTCCTAAGGACTCGTTCGGTCATGTCAACGACCCTTGTCTCGTTGAGGATCAAGTCGACCAACTGCTTCTCACTTACCTCAATCATCTTCTTCTCTTCTGCCATCTCATCTCCTTCCAGCAAGCGGGTACCCCCTTGACAGGTAAGTAGTATATCGCCCCCATAGGGCGCGAATATACTTACCTGTCAATAGGGTAGTATACCCGGGGTTGTCACTTGTGTAAAGTCTCACGTCGAGGTCACTTGTCATCGACGTCGGTGGTGAAGCGCCAGCCCTTGCTAGCCTCTTCCCAACTGAGCAACTCGATCTCCTGGAGCTTGAGGCACTGAGCCCTTGCTCCTTGCCGAGTTACCCCTGCCTCTTCGGCAAGAAGCGATGTGCGATACACGCCCGGTCCTAGGCGCTGAAGGGTCTTGTACACCTTACCACCCCTGCCCCCACCCCGCGGCGCCTTAGAATCGCTCCCAGGTGCCTCAGACGGAGTTTCCATATCGACGAGTGGTGCCCACCCCTCACCTTGTTCCATGCGAGGTACCTCCATCGACCAGAAAGCTTCGTTGGTACTCTTGCTTTCCCGCTCGACCCATACCTTGCGAGGCCAGGTCTTGTTCTCGTCCGAGGTCAGGTACAGAGCATCTTCGGCCCAGGCGTGGATCGCCACCGATCCGAGCATCCTAGCCCCGCCTCGCTTGTTCTTGAAGTTACCCCTGCCCCAGCGACCTCCATTCTCCGTGTCCTTCTTGTTGTGATGGACGATGACCAGGGCGCAGTTGTGCTCATGGGCAAGGTCCTTGAGCGGGTGCAACATCTTGGCCATCATCTCGTGAGCACGGTCAGTATCGACATCTCCCGCAACAGTCATCAGCGTGTCGATGACAACCATCTTGGCCTGGACATCGCGGATACGCTCACCCAGCCATTCCTGCCACTCAGGGTCTGAGGCAGTGAATCCGATCTGGATGGCTCCGAACATCGGTATCTCCATCTTGGGCGGATGCCACCAGACCTGGCCCTTCTTGTCTCGAGTCAGGTGACCCTGCGGATGGTAAGCAGGATCCTTCCCGTCGATGATCTGCTCCCAGCGACTCTTGATTGTTGCGGCAGTATCCTCGGCCTGGATATAGATGACCGGGCCTGGTCGCTTGACGCGAAAGCGATCCACACCCAAGAAGGGGAGGCCAGTTGCTACCGAGGTCGCGAGGTCGAGCGCGGTCCAGCTCTTGTAGGACTTGGGGGCACCTGAGATGAAGCCGCAGGCACCCACTGTCCAGACATCATCTACGAGCCAGTCTGGGCGCTTGACATGCTGCAGCAGGGTACCCATGGTTTGCAGGGAATCAGGCCGCTCCTTGAGCTCTTCCTGCTTCTTCTTGAGGTCGATAGGTACTGCGGCGATGGCCTTGGCTGCACCGATCTTGAGGCGGATCAACTCGTCTTGCCTGCCCCGGTACTTGTTCCAGGCCGTGTTGCGGGTGATGGCGACTACCTCGGCGAGGTTGCACCCCACATCAGCAAGGGCCCGACTGATGTCCCAGAGAACCCCGCTATGGTCACTCCTGCCTAGAGCATCCTCCTCGGTCACGTTGATGAGTTCCTTGATGCGCTTTGGGAGCTTTAGTCTGATGCGCGCAAGGACCTGAGCAGTGTCGATGTCGTCGAAGATCGCTTCGGTTACGTCGTCGACCAACCTAACATCTTCGATCTCAGGGAGGTCGCGGAAGACTTTAGGGTTGCGGTAGATGGGACCATCTCGCCAGAGGATCTTGCCCTGCGGTGCTTCCCTGTACTTCTTGATGTACTCGGGCTTATGGTTGGTCGAGCCTGGCACTCGAAGCAACTGGGTCGAGTCCCATCCGCTGGGGTCAGCCCCGAGGTGATGAGTCAGCCGGTGGTTGATTTCACCCGGCCAGCTGGCGCCCTCATAGTGGAAACGAAGAAGCCAGAGTGCTTGGTACCTGCCCGGCGATGACTCCCAGGCGATAGTCGGCCGGAGGTCGGTGTCGATGTTATCGGGATGCACCGCGTCGAGGTCAGCCCAGAGCGAGTGCTCGGTCATCAGGTTGTCCGAGATGCGTCGAGGATAGGCGAAGACCCCTGGACACCAGTACTGCTCATCTTCGGTGTGGGCCTTGATGTGCTGGAGGATCTCCTTCTCATCCTCTGGCCATTTGAAGGCTTTCCCCTCATGGTAGCTCTTGATGCGTTCTGGTCGGGTCTTCGCCTTGCCGTCGATCCAGGGTAGGAATACGTAACCTCCTTCCACATCCTCCGGAGGAACCCAGGCTCTTTTCATGAGCGCAAGCTGGGCTTCAGGTTTGATGGACAAGTTTTCCCCTTTCTTTGGTTTTTGCCCACTAATCATATCGACTTGTCATATCGAGGGCAAACGCGTCACTCCCCTACCTTGATGCGCGCGCGTCGGATCACACGTATTGCCCTCGAAATGCGGATGTCATATACTGGTCACGTGACCCGCCCATTCGACAATCCTGTGCCCCAGGTCAGTGCGAAACGCGGGTCATTCGGCAGCCCCTCCATCCTATCCGTAAGTGGACTGGGTCGTAACTGTGGGGGCTGCCGAGTGATGCAGGGAGAAGAGCCGGGGGCTTCTGTTGTTCGTTCACCTCGGATCCTCCGCGAAGAGACATCCTCGTAACTTCGAGGCGGGCAGGGGCTGTGAACCCCCGCCCGCCAGGGGGTCTCACGCCTTACCGTGAGGCACCCTCACTGATAAAGTGAACCCTATGGAAGCAACTTGTCACTACTGTGATAGACCCATCTTCTCAGGGTCACTGTGCCGGATTCACTACCGGCGCTGGCGTGACTTGGTTCGCTCTCATAGGAAACACTACACGCAAGGCGACTGGGACGACTGCTGGGAGTGGAAAGGCTCCCGGAATCAACTTGGCTATGGTCGCTTTGCTTGGAAGTTCCCTGAGATTGAGCGATCCTCGACAGGCAATCGAAAGCGGATCACCGCCAGTAGAGCCTCCCTACTCATCTTCTACGGGCCCACCTTCACTACCGAACTTGAAGCCTGCCATACCTGTGACAACCCTATCTGCGTCAACCCTTACCACCTAGTATGGGGAACACATGAGCAGAACATGAGCGGGTATCGTGGGTAGGAAGTACAAGTTCAAAACAAAGCCCTATGCCCACCAAGCGAGGGCTTTGAAGAAGTTGTTAGCGAATGGCTGGGGAGGGGCACTCTTGCTCGAGCCCCGCACGGGCAAGACAAAGGTCGCCATCGACTTCGCGGCCATCCACAACCTGAAGGGCGACTGCAGCAAGGTGCTCATCCTTTGCCCCGTCTCGGTGCTTGGGGTATGGAAACGCGAAATAGCCGCGCACTGCCCCTACCCGACTAACATCATCATCTGGGACCGCGACGGTCGTAAAGAGCGTCCTAGGCTCCCTGACACGCCTCGTCGACTCACCTTCGTCCTGATGAACTACGATGCCTTCTCAACCCCGGGCAAGCGCTCGAGGACGAGACCGACCGGACGATACCTGATGAAGAAGAAGGTCGATACTTGGAAGCCCGACCTCATCGTCCTCGACGAGAGCCATAAGATCAAGTCGCCATCCGCCAAGAAGACCCGCATGATACAGGGGCTCAAGGCACCGTACAAGATCATCGCCACCGGCACCCCGGTCACCAAGAAGAAGCGGGTGTTTGACGTGTACGCGCAGTGGAAGTTTCTCAACCCTGCCCGCTTCGCGGACTTCAAGAACTTCAAGGAGTTCCAGCACTACTATGGGGTGTGGACTCAACGCAACGGGTTCCCCCAGTGGCTCGGCAATCGCAATACTGATAACCTGCGCAAGCGCCTCCACGAGGACTCCTACTCGGTCAAGCGCTCGGAGTGCTTTGACCTGCCCCCGCGGACGCACTCCATCATTCCCATCTCACTCAGTGATTCCCGACCGGTGTACATCGAGATGGCCGAGGAGATGATAGCGAAGATCCGGTCGGGTGAGATAACCGAGGCGAGTATCAAACTGGTGCAGGGTCTGCGCCTGGCTCAGATCACCTCAGGGCTGGCGAAGACCACACCAACCGACAAGCATCCGAAGTCCCGCCTGGTGAGGATTGGGACCGAGAAACTCGATGAACTGGAGGGGCTGCTGGATGACCTGTTCGAGGCCGAGGAGAAGGTGGTTGTCGCTGCTCGATTCCTCGGCGACATCGTCGGTATCAGAAAGAGGGTGTCTGTGCCGACATATGTGCTCAGAGGGGGTATGACCCTCGCCGAGCGTGACAGCGCCATAAACCGCTTCCAAACGCTCCCTGGCCCCTCTCTATTCATCATGCAGCCCCAGGCGGGTGCGCTGGGCATCGACCTATCCAGTGCCAGCACCATGATTTGGTTCTCCCTGACGACGTCCTTCGTCGACTTCTCACAGGCCAATGACCGGATCGCCCTGTCCAAGCGCCCCTGCTCCTACATGTACCTCCTTGCCACCGGCACGGTGGACGAGGTGCTGTATCAGTCGCTGCAAGAAGATCGCGATGTCGCTGAGCTCATCACCACCCGACCAGAAGTCCTGCTCGGGACCGGGTTGGTTGACCAGTGACACGGGATGTATTATACTAATCGTATCATCTACCTGAGGAGGAGCCCATGACCGAACCCGTAGCCCCGCCCGTAGTTTCCGGGCACGTTTGCCCTATTTGCTTAGAGCAGGTCGAGGCGGGGCAACTCATCTGCGGGAAGTGCGAGTCGATTATCGCTTCGGCCTTCAAGGCCTGCGAGGTCGACAAGTTCAACCGCGCTCGCCGCACCGAGGAGATCCTGTACTGGTGCGCTGGTCGACCGCCCGCCCAGGTGGGCAGGGGTACCAAGGCCGCGGTCCGCGCGCTCGAGGCCAAGGGTCGTTGGAAGGCATGAAGGTCATCGTGGAGGGCCCCGACGGTTCGGGGAAGACGACTCTCATCCAACTGCTCCTGGCTCAGCCTGACCTTGAGCTCGAGCTGATGCCCCGTTCCTCATCCTCAACCGGCGGTCCGGTCAAGGACCTGGCCAAGTGGGTCGAGCACGATCTAAGGCGCTTTGGGCCCTCCTACAGGGCCTTGTACGACCGGTATCCCCTCATCTCCGAGCTCATCTATGGGCCTCTGCTCAGGGGCTACCTGCCCGACAAGTTCACGAATCCTCACTGGATGCAGCAGCAGTGGCGGAAGCTCTGCTCGAACCCCGTGCTCATCATCTACTGTCTGCCCCCGCTCGCGAGGGTGAGGGAGGCTATCCTGTCCGACCCTGCTAACCAGCTCGAGGGGGTTGCCCAAAGGATTGAAACGATGTACTGGCTCTACTATGCGGCCATGGTCAAGTCGCCGACGACCATCACCTGGGTGTGGAACTGGTGCCAGCCCGACCTGGACGCGCTCGCGTTCCGAATCAAGTACGACTGCTAGGAGGCAGGCTTGAACATCCTTGACATGAAACTCGACCCCGAGAAGTTGCCCCTCTGCAACTCGAAACTCGGTCTCGAACTCACGACCGAGGGCGGTACCCCCGACCTGCTCGCCATGGTCTTCGAGGGCCAGACCCAGCTCATGGAAAGGTACCATGAGATCGAGGCCAGGAACGGATGCGTCACCGTCCTGCCCAGCGAGTTCGGCGAAATCGACGACCGCGACGTCCAGATGCGTATCAAGGACCTCTGCTCGAGGTCGGTCGAGGAACTTTACGAGGCGATGAACTGCCTCAAGAACAAGCCCTGGAAGAACACCTACACGGCGACTGACAGGGAGCACTTCTACGAGGAGCTCGGTGACGCGTTCCACTTCTTCGTCGAGCTCTGCATCACCGCAGGGATGGACGCCGATGACCTCTTCTCGATCTACTTCCGGAAGCACGCCGTCAACCAGTTCCGCCAGGAATCGAACTACTGAGATGGAACAGCAACTAACCCTCTTCGATCCCACCCCCTACGAGGTCGAGCAGGATGGCGATGAATAACCCCCTCGCCATCTGGCACTCGAAGATGACCCACACCTTCGGGGGCGGGACCATGACCGAGCTTCACAATGGCCTCTGCCAGGCCATCATCGAAGCACCCCCGGTCGAGCTGGACATGATAACCTCGGTCGACGTCCAGTTCCACAACTGCCAGGCCTTCGCCGAGTCGATGGAGTGGGAGTTCGACCTCAAGACCATGTGGCTCACCAAGAGCAGGTGGACCAAGATGGTGCGGCAGTACCTCGACCCCCAGGAGCTCACCGCCTGGCTCGACCAGATCGAGACTCACATCGGCTCCAAGAACCGGGGCATCGCCATGCTCAGGACCAACACGGTCGACTCGGTCGGAGGCGAGGAGTTCGGTAACAAGCAGACCAGGCGCTGGGGCAGTTGCATACTTGCCATCTCCTTCAAGGTGCAGCCCTGGCCGCAGATCACCTTGTACTCCCGCACATCCTACCTCGGCTATCTCTCGGCGATGGATCTCTCGGTCGCCTGGATGGCGGGTCGATACGTGTCCGACCGGATCGGGATTCCGCTCAAGGACTTCCGGTTCCAATGGTACAACGAGGCCTTCCAGTGGCACTCGTTCAAGTCGCTCGCTTATCTCTTCAACCACCCTCGCCACGAGGAATACGAGGCGATGGTCGAGTGCCGAGAGTGCGACCTCGACGACCCGGGCATCCTCGAGTACATCACCCCTGCCCTGAGGATCTCGCGCAACTGGCTCCAGCAACTACTCGACCATGACGACGAAATGCTCTCCTACGACGACATGTCCTTCAACACCTACCGCAGGATCCGACGCCGGTACCACACCGAGCACAAGGGGATCGAGTATGCCAAGCGATTCACGGCTCAGACCCCGGGTCGGAACCGGCACTACAAGGAGTTTCCGCCCCTGCCCTCGGTCAGTATCCATGACCTCGACTTCTCACCCATCGGACTCCCAAGGAGGAACGTGTGAACCGACAGGCCTACCAAAAAGCCTATCGGGAGACCCATCCTCATGGTCCTGAGTATCGAGCCAAGCAGGAGGCCAGAAGAAGTCGATTCCAAAGGACCCTAGAACTTTGGAAACACACTCAGGGATGTGCTGAGTGTGGAACCAAGAAGGGTAAACTGGACTACCACCACTTGGATCAGGCCACCAAGCGATGCAATGTTGCCCGAATGTGGTCCTATTCCCTGCGATCCCTGCTCGATGAGATCGCTAAGTGCGTGGTACTTTGTCAGTCCTGCCATAAGATTGAGACCTGGAAAGAAAGGATGCGCTAGATGCGCGTATTCAAAAACTTCGAGCAGGCTCGGAATGAGATCCGCAGGGACCTCAACGAGCTCGGCATCGAGGTATTCGCCGGCTACCAGTCGAAGGCCCTGGAGGACCTTGACCGCGCCGAGTTCACCACCAAGGAGTTGCAGAACTATGGGTTCATCGTCATTCAGCCCAAGCAGGAGGACCTCGTCGAGCACCACTTGACCTGGTGCCCGGCCGAGTGGGAGGAACGACTCCAAGGCATCCAGGGTAACCCGCTCAACCCCGGCACCGCGTATCACCAGCGGCCCGAGATTTGGGACGACCTGCTCGAGCACGACGTGAAGTTCGACGAGTACCGCTTCGCCTACTCCTATGGGGAGCGCTTCGCTCGGGCAGGGGTGCTCGACATGGTCAAGGCCTTCAAGGAGAACCCCGCCTCACGCCAGATCTACATCAGCATCTGGGATCCCATCCTCGACGGTAGTCAGGTGGGTAAGCACCGTGTGCCTTGCTCGCTCGGCTACCACCTAGTCCAGCGCGGCGGGCGGGTCGACATGACCTACCACATGAGGTCATCCGACTTCTCGAACCACTGGGACAACGACTGCTGGCTCGCGCTCGCCCTGCAGAACTGGTTCTGCGAGGAGGTCGGCTATCGGCCCGGTACCTTCTCCATGCTCACCGACTCGCTGCACGTCTACGCGAAGGATGTCGCGGGGGTCTTCTGATGCCCGGCCCCTTCCACTGCATCCAGATTGACCCGCCATGGGAGTATAAGCGGCGGACAATCCGAGGCGCGGCGGAGAATCACTACGAAACTATGACCATCGATGAGATCGCTGCGTTGCCGGTACATCGTCTGGCCGCGCTCGATTGCCATCTCTGGCTTTGGGTTACAAATGTCATCCTCAAGAATGGGTGGCATCTCGAGCCCCTCGAGCAGTGGGGTTTCACGCCCAAGACCATCCTTACCTGGTGCAAAGTGACCGACCGAGGCACACCCAAGATTGGCACGGGCTGGTACCTCAGGAATGCCACCGAACATGTTATCTTCGCTACCAAGGGGCAGGGAACTGCACTGGTGCTCGACAAGTCCCTGCCGACCTTCTTCACCGCCCCACGGTCAATCCATAGCAGGAAGCCGACTGAGGCCTATGACATCATGGAGCGACTGTCTCTCGGTCCGCGGGCAGAGTTGTTCGCTCGAGTGCGGCGGAAAGGCTGGGTACCTTGGGGCCCCCATGCAATCAGCCAGGGGCGCCGTTTGACGCTCCGAGACGGGAAGTGGGGGTTGCTTCATGAGTAGACCATCTCGACATACGGTCCTCATGGCGGTGGCAGGAACCATCGCTCAGCGGGGCACCTGCGAACGCGCCAAGGTCGGTGTGGTCATCGCTCGCGAGGGACGCATCCTGGTCACTGGGTACAATGGGGCGCCTTCCGGGTTGCCCCACTGCAACCACACACCTGAGGAGATCGCTGACCCTCACGGGCACTGCAGGATCGCCGTCCATGCCGAGGCCAACGCCATCGCTTGGGCAGCTCGTCATGGGGTCGCTCTCGACGGGGCCTCGCTCTACACGACAGTCGCTCCCTGCCTTGCCTGCGCTCAGCTCATCGTGAACGCGGGAATCGACGAGGTCATCTGGCTCCACTCCTATCCCAACACCGATGGCCTCGACCTGCTCAAGCAGGCAGTACTCACCCTCGTTTCGTACCACGAGCTCAATGAAGCCTAACCCCGAAATCCAGCTCCAGGTGAGGCGGGCAACTTGCCAGGCCTGCGGCATGGGCGAGGGGGAAGACACCCGGTGCATCACCGGCTACGGCCCCTCGGATGCCGACATCATGGTCATCTCGAAACTGCCCAACTCACCCAAATACCAGGAGCTCCTGCTCGACGAGCTCGAGCGGGCAGGGCTCGATCCTGACCGGATGTTCTTCACTGGGGCACTCAAGTGCCGGAACTTCGACAGGTCGCCGAGTAAGGCTGACCTCAAGACCTGCCATCAGTACCTCGAGAAGGAGATCCTCCTGGTCGAGCCGAAGTGGATTCTCGTGCTCGGCAACGAGGCGCTGCAGGCAACGGTGGGACGGTCGGGCATCACCAAGTATCGTGGTCAGGTCTTTGACTACGGTGAAGTCAAGGTGATGCCGACCATCTCACCCAACTCGGTTGTCAGGAACCCCGGGCAGCGTACCGGGTTCACGGCTGATATCCAGTACTTCGCAGCACAGGTGAGCGGGGTCTCGGTCACTGAGGAGATCCACGAGCACAAGGTCGCGGATACCAAGGCAAGGCTCAAGGAACTCATCGCCGATCTGAAGCGCGCGGATGCTATGGCATTCGACGTCGAGACGCAGGGGTTTGATGAGTTCAAGGAGGGCGCAGGGATGGTGTCCCTGGCGGTCACGCTCATGGGTGAGGGTATGACCCCTCACACGATGTGGGCGGTGCCTCTGAAGCATCCTCAAAGCGCCTGGCGACGCCAATGGCGACAGGTGCTCAAGGTGCTCGCGCCTCACCTTGCCGCAGTGCCCAAGCGAGTCGGGCACAATGGGAAGTTCGATTGTCGGTGGCTGAGGCAGTACGGGGTGCCCATCGGTGAGACCTTCGACACCATGCTCGCGGCACACGTCCTCGACGAGAACAGGGCCAAGGGTCTCAAGCCCCTGGCGCGGATGCTCTTCGGGGCTGACCCGTGGGGGATCGACACCAAGGAACTCGACACCCTGCCCATCGACGACGTGCTCAGGTACAACGCACTTGACACCTACTGGACTTTCCGCCTGTACGAGAAGTTCAAGGATGACTTCCGCAAGGAGCGTCGCCTGTTCCGGGTCTTCGCCCTGCTAATGATGCCTGCGAACGAGATCTTCATCGAGGCCGAGCGCTATGGGGTGTGGATTGACCCCGAACTCCTGGCGACCAACTACGAGATCGCCAAGCGCACCCTGGAGGACTTCCACACCGAGCTCATGCAGTGGGTACCCGACGACCACCCGGGGAAGGTCAACTTCAACGCCTCGAACTTCGCGCGCTGGTGGCTCTTTGACCACCTGGGCCTGCCTGTCCTCAAGGAGGGTAAGACCGGCCCGTCGATGGCCGAGGATGTGCTGCTCGAGCTGAGGGATGCTCACCCCTGCGTGAATATCATGCTCGAGCGGGTCAAGTGGAACAAGTACGTGACCTCATTCCTGAAGCCCTACACGGAGCTCCGCGATGACCGAGGAAGAATACACACGACTTTCAAACTGCATGGTACGGTTACAGGCCGCCTTAGCTCAGGTAAGATCGAGGCTGATAAGGTTAGCGGCCGCACTAAGATCCGCGGTGTCAACCTTCAGCAAGTACCTCGCGACACCTTCATCCGAGGTCTCATTGGTGCTCCACCCGGGTGGGCCTTCGTCGAGGCTGACTTCTCGCAGATCGAACTTCGAGTGGTGGCATTCCTCTCCCGGGACTCAACGATGCTACGTCTGTACCAGACAGGGCAGGATATCCACCGTGCAACAGCATCGTGGGTCCTCAACAAGCCGCCGAGTGAGGTAACCAAGGACGACCGGAAGAAGGCCAAGGCCGTGAACTTCGGGTTCGTGTATGGGATGGGTGCTCGCAAGTTCGTCCACACCGCCTTCACCAAGTACGGTCTCCGGTTCACGCTGCAGGAGGCCCAGGCGATCCGACGCTCCTTCTTCGAGCAGTTCGCTGGCCTGCCTGCCTGGCACGCGAGGCAACGACGCCTAGCAGCCGAGTACAGGCGCGTACAGAGCCCTCTGGGGCGCACCCGCCACCTGCCCGATATGGCATCCGGCGACGAGGGGGTACGGGCTGAGGCCGAGCGGCAGGCAATCAACTCGCCTGTCCAGTCCTTTGCTTCGGACCTGACCCTGCTCAGCATGGTGCTGCTCGACCAGTACTTCAGGAAGCACGACCTGCCGGTGCACATCCTTGGCACCGTCCATGACGCAATCAACTTCGAGGTCCGCGAGGACGCACTAGCGAGGGTCTTGCCCGTCATCCGCGACACGATGGGCAACCTTCCGCTGGAAAAGAAGTTCGGCATCCGGGTCGACGTGCCCATCCTTGCCGAGCTCAAGGTGGGGAGGCACTGGGGTGGTGCGCATGAGTTGACAGATGACGAGATCGACCATTGGGGGACCAAGAAGGTTGACTGGTAAAGTCCCTGGTAATATGATGGTTTTACACGACTGAGGAGGTGACTGCTTGACCCCACTGTACGCCCTTGAGGATGGGACCCCGGTCTCGACCCACTCCATGCTCAAGTGCTTCCGTCGCTGCCCGCGGCAGGCCTACTACAAGTTCGTCTTGCGCCTGAAGCCGCGGCTCGTCGGAGTCCCGCTCAAGCGAGGGAAGTGGATACACTCCCTGCTCGAGCATCACTACTCGGGCCGAGACTGGATGGATGAGCACAAGAGGCTCGCCTCCATCTACGCGGAGATGCTCGATGAGGAGAAGGACTTCTACGGCGATATGCCGAAGGACATCCTTCGTATCATGCAGTCCTACTTCTGGCACTACGAGGAGGACCCCTGGAAGGTGCTCGACACCGAGATCACCCTCGAGTGCCCCTTCCCTGACGGGACCATCTATCGGTGCCGACTCGACGTCTTCGTCGAGGACAACTACGGGCTTTGGATCGGCGACCACAAGTCGCACAAGACCCTGCCCAACCTGGACTTCCGCCTGCTCGATGCGCAGTCGGCTCTCTACCTCTGGGCCGCTGCTAAGAACGACATCGAGGTGCAGGGCTTCATCTGGAACTACCTGCGCACCAAGGCGCCCACCATCCCCGAGGTACTCAAGGACGGAAGCCGTCTCAGCGCTCGCAAGATCGAGACCGACTATCCTACCCTGCTACGCGCTATCAAGCGCGCTGAACTGAACCCACGCGACTACAAGGATGCCCTGCTCGCGCTCAAGGCCGACCGCTATCGCCCGGGTGAGCCTCAGACCTCACCCTTCTTCCGACGCGACCACCTCGAGAAGAGCCAGGACCTCATCAAGCGTGTGGTCCAGGAGAACTACCGCACCAGCCGCCGGATGCACAAGTACTTCTCCCGTGAGCGCCAGGACATCGAGCGCTGCACTTCCCGCTCCTGCTCCTTCGATTGCTCCTACATGGACCTCTGCACGATTGACCTCTTCGGTGGCAACACCACACCGGTCATCAAGCAGAAATACAAGGTCGGGGATCCGATGTCCTATTACCAGGACCCGGAAGATACTGAGGGTATCGAGGAAGTATAATGGGAAACATGAGAAATCGACCAGTAGCAGAGATGACCTCTCAAGCCATTGAAAACTTCTGGTCTCATGTTGACCGCAGGGGTCCTAATGAATGCTGGCCATGGTTAGCTTCATGCTTTGACTCAGGCTATGGCCAGTTCAAAGGGGGACCTTCTACTAGGGCTCATCGAGTTGCATATGAGTTGCTAGTTGGTCCTATCCCAAAGGGGAAAGTTCTTGACCATCTTTGCTTCAACAATGGATGCGTCAACCCTGCTCATCTTGAGCCGGTTTCCCAAGGGATCAATCTTTCCCGACTGGGGAACCGAAATAAGGCTCGGAGGGAGGTGTAATGCCAGAGAAGGACTACGCAGCGATTGCGGCCCGGAAGATCCACAAGCCGAGTCAGGTCAAGCGGGCGAGGAAACTCCTCGTCTACGGCAGGAACAAGAAGGGTAAGACCACCTTCTGCACTACGGCGGGGATCGACAAGCTGCTTATCGTCGACCCTGAGCACGGGACCGACACGATGGTCAGCAAGGACCCGAACGTCTGGCCGGTCGAGAAGTGGGAGGACCTGGATGAGGTTTACAAGTTCCTCCGCACGGGTAAGCACGACTATGAGTGGGTCGCGCTTGACGGACTGACCAGGATCCACAACATGTCGCTCAACTTCGTCATGCGGAAAGCCGAGGAGAGGGACCTTGACCGGCAGCCCGGTCAGGTCTCGCAACGCGACTACGGCAAGGCAGGCGAGGCGACGAAGCAGCTGCTCATCAACTTCCACAACATGAACATCGGACTCATCCTCACCTGCCAGGAACGCATGGTCGGGAACTTCGATGACGACGACGAGGACGAGAGCACGATGTTCGTGCCCGACCTCCCGGCGGGGGTGCGCTCCATCGCCAACGCTATGGTCGATGTCATCGGCCGCCTGTACGTCGTCAAGGTCAAGGTCAAGCAGGATGGGAAGATCGTCGAGAAGAACCAGCGCCGGTTGTGGATCGCCCCACACCCGCGCTACGACACCGGCTTCCGCTCGGACTTCGAGATGCCCGAGTACATCAAGAACCCCACCGTTCCCAAGGTCGTCAACCTCATGCTCAAAGGAGAGTAAGGAATGGCAGTAAAGGCACGTGTCCTCGACTTCACCAACGTCAAGGATCGCTCGTTCAACCCCAAGCACCTGCCTGCCGGTGACTACCGCGCCAAGGTCACCAAGGTCGAGGACGCCAAGTCCAAAGAGCAGAACGACATGTGGGTCTTCACCGTGGTGCCCAACGCACACAAGGACGCGGCGTTCCCGGTCTACTGCCTGCTCGGCGAGAAGTACCTCTGGAAGTTCCGCCAGCTCGCGACGGCCGCGGGCCTCAAGATCGCCAAGAAGAAGCTCAACGTCGACCCGAACAAGGTCGTGGGTCGCGAGATCGGCATCACGCTCGAGGACGATGAGTACGAGGGCAAGATGAAGTCCACCATCATCTCGATGTTCCCCGCCTCCGACGTCCACGAGGACGGTGTCCACGCCGAGGCCACCGACGAGGACGAGGAAGTCGACGAGGAAGTCGAGACCGACGAGGACGACGAGGATCTCGAGGAGGTCGACGTCGACGACGTCTGATCCCTACTAGGTTCTGACCTTGGGGCCCCGACCTTCTTCCTCCTCAGTTGACAGGTCGGGGCCCCTCCTATGCAAGGACTCACATGGCACAGGGTGAAAGCAAACGCAGCAGGCAGATCATGCGGCACCTAGAGATCACCTACCCGGGCCTGTTCTGTTTCAAGGTCCATGGCTCGGCCCTAATGATGGTGGGACTGCCCGACATCATCGGCTGTGTGGAGGGCTACTTCTTCGCGTTCGAGACCAAGCTCGACACGACCCCCAAGAAGCGCCAGCTCTGGGTGCAATCCCTCATCCGCAGGGCAGGGGGCCTGAGCGAGATCGTCCACACCAAGCAGGAGGCAGCAGGTCACATCGAGCGCCTGCTACGTGAGAAACGCGCAGGGACGCCGTCTACTGTCGGCGAGGGTGACTAGTCGCGCTCACCCCTCAACGGCGCTAGGAACGCTTCCTACGCCTTTATACACGGGTTGTGCCTCTTCTCGCCCGACACCATTAGACCCCCTGATTGCTCGAGGGGTCTTTTGGCGTCAGGTGAGGATCAGCGGGTGCAGTGCTCGCAGCAGAGGTTCGAGCCGAAGTCGGGATCGTGGCAGTCCGCGCAGGGGGACTCCTCATCCTGGTCGGGCGGGCAGTGGTGAGCATCCCAAGGCGCGACCCTCAGGATGTCGGGGTTGTGCCCGTACTCCTCGGAGACCTTGGAGCGGACGTTGGCGAGGTAGTACTTCCCCTTCTTGGACTTGACCAGCGCGACCTCGGTTTGGCAGGTGGTGCAGTACCCTACGGTCCAGTAAGTCTTCCGGTCGGAGAGGTCGAGCGCGTGGCGCAGGTCGCCTTGGGTCGAGACCATCGGGTAGAAGCGGCCGTGTTGGATGACGCAGGCACCGCAGACCGTTTGCCACTTCCGGGCGGTTCCCTCGAGCACCGCGCGGGCATCAGCGTTCTTCTGGATGAACCCCTTCTCGGCCTTGACCTCGCGCTGGCAGAAGGCGCATTTGCCGGCGTACTGGTTGACCTTGAGGAAGTAGGAGATCATCGGGCGGGTCGTGGTGGTCATCAGGTCCTCCTCGGTTGACAGTGCGATTATCGGCCACCCAGGGCGATAAGTCAAGGAGGAAACCTAGGATCGCCGTAGGAGCGGCGTACCCGGCAGCGAGGGTGACCACACCGGTGTGTGGGTCGCGCCGCCTCTACGCCCCGTCCTACGGCCTCTCACGACACAAAAAGAGACCCCTGCCTGAGCAGGGGCCTCGGTCGGGGTCAGTAAAGCCAGTCGATGAGGTCGCAGAGTTGGTTGTGGATCGAGATCCCCTCGTCCTCGTCCCAGCGGTCGTAGATGATGTCGGTCAGATCGTCGATGGCTGAGTCGGTCCCGTGGTGGAGCAGGTCGTTGATGGTGTCGTAAGCGGTTTGGATGTCCATCCCGTGGTCGGCGAGCAACTCGATGGCCTTCTCGGCGCCGAGCCCGTGGTCGCAGTAGGCCTTTTTGAGAAGATCGTGGCGCAGGTCGGGCATTTGCTTCCTCCTCGTCGTTGACAAGACCATTCTACCACGTCGCCCTCACGCGCGCAAGGAAGTTGCTGTAGTCAGTTAGGGCAACAAAGTCCTTGACCGTGCAACTACTTCCCCCTGCGGTGCCACTCCTCGGGATCATCGACGAGGCGATCCTTGCACGACAGGCAATAGATCGAAACCACACAGCCGTCCTGGCGCTTGACGACGACTGCTCGACCTGGCATCAGCACATGGTGGCATCGCTCGCACAGACGCCGCTCCCTGAGCTTCTCAAAGGTGATGCTGAACCGGACCCACCCCATGGCTTACCCCCTGCTTGACCCCCTCATCATATCACCGATGGGTTACAGGTGGATGTTGACTTTAGTCCCGACACAAGAAGAAGGCCCCCCGCAGGGGGCCTCCCTCAGGCGCGGGTCAGGCCTCGGCGTCGTCCTCGGCCTCCCAGTCGATCTCCTCGCCCTCGTCGTCGAGTTCGCTGAGTTCCTCGTCGGTCGGGCCCTCGTCCTCGGCCTCCTCGGCGGCCTCGGCCTTGGCGGCCTTGGCGGCGGCCTTCTCGGCCTTGGCGGCGGCGCGGGCCTCGGCCTTCTTGACCTCGTCCTTCTCCCAGACCTTGAAGGCCTTCTTGATGGCGGGCACCTCCTTGGCGTCGATCTCGTACTTCCCGCCGCGCCCGGCGTTGTCGAGGATGTCGGTCGCCCGGAAGAACTTCCGGAGCGTGCGGGCGTCGGTCCCGACCTTGGTAGCGACCTGCTTGGCGGTGAGCGGAGTGTTGTCGGCCATTTCTTCCTCCTCAGGTTGGCCTTGTGCTGACAGTGACATCTTATCCGGTGTCAAGGACGGTGTCAAGGAAGTTTCTGGGATTGGTGGGATCGGAAAAACCCCATGCGCGGGCGCAATCGTGGTAATCTCCCGTTTGCTATCATTCGGGTTGTTACCTGAAGTTTGTGACAACGGGCTAAACTCGTGGCGCCCCTCACTAGCCCTAGCCTGGATGGCGGCGATCCGCTTGGTCCGCTTGACCCACTGAGCGATGGGTCGACACGGTGTGGTGAACTGCCAGAGTGCAGGGTACCAGCTGACGATGGTCCCGCACGCGAAGTAGACGGTCTTCTCGACCATCATCTCCTTGGGCAGGACCTTCGTCGGCTTGGCCCCACACAGCGGGCACTCGTGTGAGGTGACCTTCACGTCGCCCGTACGAGCTGCGCACCCATCATTATGAAGAAGAGCGCGGCGAGGATAAGCACAAGCACGAAGAACGTGTCGGGGGACCCGAAGATCCAGGTGGTCAGTCGGCGCAGCATGGGCAACCTCCTCAGTTGACTACGAGGGGAGTATATCCCGTCGCCCCGGGTGCGTCAAGGCACAACACTCCCGACAATGCCGCGCGTAGGGGAACGAACTGCCTTGACCGCCTAAACGGGAAGGTATAGACTGGTCGAGCACTCACCAATGGCCAACCAACAGGAGGATCATATGGCCACCAGGAAGCCCAAGTCCCAGCCCTGCCCCTGGATCCACGGGAAGACGAAGTAAATGACGAAGGCAATCGAGGATCTCAAGGACGAGGATCTCGAGGACATCGAGGTCGACGAGGACGAGGACGTCGAGGAGGAGGCCCCCAAGGCCAAGACGAAGAAGAAGCCCGCCAAGGCTGAGGACCCGACCTTCGGCGCCAAGGAGCTGGCGGCTCACATCGCGGACCTGACCGGCGACGAGGTCAACGCCCGCTCCCTGCGCACCCTGCTCCGGAAGATGGCCCGTGACGGCCGCATCAACCGCGAGGTCTCCCAGGACAACCGCACCCGGTACAGCTGGGACGGTCCCAACGACCCCGAGGTCAAGAAGATCGTCAAGGCCTACCAGAAGGGCGAGCTCGCCGCCGAGAAGAAGGCCGCGCTCGACAAGCTCAAGGCCTCCAAGTCCAAGAAGGACGAGGACGCCGACGACGACGACTGATCCTCCTCACTCAGTCGCTGACAGGGGAAGGGCCCTCCGGGGCCCTTTCTCTTTGTGTCGTAGGAAGCGATTTGGGAGCGTGCGATAGCGGCGAGGGTGACTATACCGGTGTACCCCTCGCGCCCTCACAGAACACGTCCTACGCCCTCCTTCAGACACAAAAAGGTGCCCCCGTCTGGCACCTCCTGGCCAGGCGGGGGCGGGGGCAGGCGCGGGAGGGTGCGCCCGGGGGTGGACTACTGTTGCTGGTGCGTGTTCGCGGCCGCCATGAGCAGGGCCAGGAACGAGAGGACGCTCGAGGCACCTTCGATGAAGGTGTTGAGCTGGTCCTGGGTGATGATCCCGAAAGCGACGACCGCACCAGCGGCCGCGCCGACCACGATGTAGATCGCCTTGCGGCGGGCAGGCGAGAAGAACGCCTTGATCTTTGCTATCATGTCACCTCCTCCACTGGAGTAGCATGGGCCACACCAAGACCAGGTTCTGCAGGGCACTGGGGGAGGGGGTGACGACGTGCCCTGTGTCGGGGTCCAAGAAGGTGTGGTCCAAGTTGATCTCGATGATGTGCGAGGAACGGAGAAAGATGATGAACATCACCACCCCGAAGGTGGCAAGGATCTTGAGTTGCCAGTGCTTCAAGGAGATGACCGTTCGCTTGACGGACATGAACTCGTCGAAGTCAACGTGCTTGGCCTCGCGGTTCTTTTGGAGCTCGTCACGCACTTCCTCCATGAGGTTCTTGATGCTCCCCTGCTCGGCTCTCAGTGTGGCGATATCCTCAGCCATACTCACATGAGCCGGGCAGGTTTCTTGACCCGGGGATCGTCGCTCTTCCCCATGCCAGGTCAAGTCGTCATCTTCTGCCATCCAACCTCCTAGTTTCGGTTTGGGACTCCGACACCCTCAAGAGGGATGACGACCTGTTCCGGGTTCTCGTCGACCTCTGCGGGCAAGAGCCCCGCCTCGACGAGCTTAGCATGATACTCCGAGCTGAGGATGGTGAGTCGTTCGATCTCCTGCTTGGCCTCGAGCATATCGACTCGAGCGATGGTCAGATCGAGTTGGAGTTGACCATTCTGGATGGCCATCTGGGCTAGAATGGTTTTGGCTTCCGCCACGATTCCTCCTTATGGTCCAATAGTCCGGTACTGTGAGCCACCCGAACCATATCGGGCGCCGCGCTGAGGGGTAGGCGCAGCGAGCTTCTAACGGATGAGCGACACGATGACGGACGCCACAGCGCCGATGGCGGAGACGACCGTGGCGCGCATCCACCACACGAGGTTCCCGACCTGCTCCTCCAAGGTTGCGACGCGCGTCCGAAGGCCGGCGCGCGGATCCTCGAGCGCCTGCTTCACGCCCAGCATCTCTTCGCAGGCGAGAGGACAGTGGCGCGCGTCCACGAGCTTCTGAACGGCGGCTTCGGCGGCGGCCTCGGCGGCGGCGGTCGCCGTCGTCTCGATGAAGTAGCGCGCCTCGGCGGATAGGTCGAAGATTTCCTCGCGAGCCCCGGCCATGTGCCCTCC